CTGCCGGCGATCTCATCCAAGCTGCTGCCCACGAACCCAGTCCCACCAACGAGCCAGCGCATCACCGTGCTGATGGTGCCCTTGCCGGCCCGGATCTTCCCGTGGAACAGCATCCACTTGGCGTAACGCCGGTGGCCCATCATCGAGTAGCCCATCCACCGCTGCAACAGCTCCTTCCACGTCTCATCCCCGCCGCTCCACTCCTCCAGACACTGCATCCACCTCGGGCACTCCGCACCCGTATCCAAATCCACGTCCACGACGCACGGATCGAACCACTCCGGACCTCTTGGAACGCACACCATTGCGCCCGTCTCCGCGCTTGCCTTCACGTCCACGATCACGTCTCTGAACGCGATCGCGCACCCCGGATCCATCAGCCGATCCCGGTAATCCGGATACAGCCACTGCGGCACTTCCGTTCCGGCCACTCGGCACAGCGCCTGCAACGCCCGCACGATCCCAGACACCTTGAACTCCGTGGGCCCGTACCGCTCCACCACGAGCCCGTTCTGATCGTCGCTCACGTGTAGATCCTCGGCCCATCTCCAGACCGCGTCCTCCAGCCACTGGAGATCCCGCTGGACCCACTTGCCGCCGTACCACTCGAACAGCCGGCCCTGCACCTCCTTCAAGCCCATCCCGTCCTCGAAACAAACCTGCAGCATGGCCCTCGCGACCTTCATTGGTTCAGTTGTTCGCAAAGGGTTTTGTTGTGTACCCAAAGTCATCCGATTATCCTTCCTGTAGGAGCCCTTATGTCCCAGATGCCAAACCCGCTCTCCCCCAGCCAGTTCAATCTCACGGATCCGACCTTCTTCCTGCGCGACCTGGAGGCCCGAAAGGCCCAGTATCAGGCGCAGGCCCCGGCGATCAGTGAGGGTTCCTCGCGCAAGGACACCGCTCCGAAGCTCGCGGTGACACCGACGACTCCGGGTCAGGATCCACGGTCACGGACGTACGACGCTTCGACTGCTTCGACTGCTGCTCGGAATCCGGTGGCTGGACTTCCCAAGGACCGCGCCATGTTCGATCAGCTGCGGGCCGCTGCCGAAGCGCAGTACCGCAACGAGATCGATGCCATCAAGCTGGGGGCGATGTACGGGGCGACCGCTGATCCGCTCTCGATGCGTCGGATCGGAGAACGCTACACCAACGCCATCAGGGGCATTGCGGCACAGGAGCGTATGGCGGGACGTCGTGAGCTCTACCGGGACCGTATTCGTGATCGTGTCGCTGCGGCTAAGACTGCGAAGGCTGAGACGAATGCGATTGCTGCGGATGCTCTTCGACGAAATGCTGAGCGCTACTCTACCATGGCGGACACGAGCGCGGAAGCGGTCCAGCGGAAAAACCAAGAATACCTTGACAGACTTGTCAGGGAGTACAGGGCTGCGCCAACCGAACCCGCCGCACCCGCCGCACCGGCCGCACCCGCGCCTCGCGCACCAGCCGCCGCACCGATCCCTGGCCCCGCACCTGTTGCGCCTCCGGCCACTGAGCCCGAGTTCGTCGGACCCGCGACCTGGCTTCAGTACTACCGGGACGCGCCTCAGCAGGAGCAGCCTGGATTCGGGCAGATCGCGCAGGAAGTGCGCCGGCTTGCGGGGGAAACCCCCACTGGTCAGCTCTCCTCCGTGACCGCCCCATCTTCGGACGAGGTGGTCACTCCGGCTCCGGACAAGTACGGGGATTGGTTCTCCTGGGTGGAAGAAGGGGGAGACATCCCCAAGGAAGCTCGGCTCACAAAGGAAGACCTTTCCGCCGCGTTGATCGGGGAAGAGCAGATGCAGCCCACCAACCTGCAGCGACTTGCGGAGTTGGCCAATACCTTCACTCCGGGTGGATACCGGTTCGGGAAACAATCGCAAGGAGATGGAAGCCGCGATCGATCGACTTGGTCGTGAGGTAAGGGCAGCACGTCAGTTGGGCCCTGAAAGACTGACTGCGGAAAACAGTGAATACAACCAGTCGCTGTTTGCCGAGGAAATGACAAACAAGGGTTTCACCCCGGAAGAACAGGCGATCATCATGCCCCGCCTTATCGCCAGGGGTTGGGTTGGTCCGCAGCCGGTCGCCAAACCGACGCAGTTTGCGACCCCTGCTCCCCGGGACGCAGCCGCCCCTGTGTCCACGGTTCCGCCCCCGGAACTCCTTGCGACTCTGCCGCCGGATCAGCGGGCGTACGTCGAGCGCGAGCTCGCCAACCGCAAGTCCGCCAAGGAGCTTGAAGAACTTGCCATGGGCAAAGCGCCAAATCTTGTTGGGATCGAACGTGCGGGCAATCCTGTCGTCAGCAGGGATCCCAGGATCAATCCCCCCAAGCCCCCTTCACAACCGTTGTCTTTCGTTCCACCGGAAGAACCCGTCAGCGTCGTGGAAGAACCGCCCGTTGAACCACCCGTTGAACCACCCTATGAAGCACCGTTTGCGTATTCTGCGAGCAATCTCGATCCGTACAGCCGGGCATACCTCAATCCGGCTACCAAGGTGAAGGCGCTCACTGGTCAAGAACTCAGATCCCCTGAAGAGCAGAAGGCGATTCAAGACCAACTTGATGCCTTGGCTTTGCTTAAGCTGCAGCGTCTTGTTGGTTTTGGACCCACTGGAATCCGAATGGCCCCCGATAAGTCGTACCGCAGAAAGGGCCGCGCCAACCTTCCTGGTGGAGGAGACAACACGTCCCAGTTGCTGGAAGGACTGATCGGCAAGCCGAGGTTCTAAGAATGTCGAAAGTCAAGAAGGGCATGTCCTTCAGCCTCGGTGGCGGGCTCCGGTGGGTTCACGAGTCGCGGTTCTGCGACGAGCTTCAGATGAAGCCGGCGACGTTCCGCAAGATGTGTCGGTCCCTAGGGGTTCCGATGCTCCAGATCCACGACGACTGGCTCGTGAACCTCCACATGTTCCGGATCGGGATGTGGGCTGCTTGCCGTTTCGGTCAGCCCGACTTCCTCGTACCCGGCTGCACCACGCTGACACGGGGGAAGCGCCGCAAATCGCAAGCTGTTTCGGTGGCTCGCGAGTACATCGAAGCCAATCTGCCGAACCTTATCGAAGAGATCAACAAGGCCCGCATCATGGACGGCGTCGAACTGGAACAACGCACCATCGACGAGTCCCGTGACGCAGCCCGCCGGATGCTCAACCTCCTCAACCCCAGGACCTGACCCATGGCCAAGTTCGTCGTACTCGCCCGCGAAGCTCTCACAGACATGATCCGAGGTCTTAAGTCTTCGGCAGTCAAATCCACGGGAGAAAAGACCACGGATGTCTCTGGCATGCTTCGTGTCTTCAATGAGCGCCGTGCGGCGATTCAACGCAGCTACCGAAAGGCTACAGGTAAGGAACTTCCTGCGAATAAGGTTGCCGTACCGAAGGCTCTGTACGAACGACTCAAGTCTGCGAAGATCATCAAGAAGTATGATCAGAACGATCTGGAATGGGCTATGACTGAAGGGTCAAGTCAACCAAGGAGGGGGTTTGGAGCTCCGGCTGAGCGGCGTCGAAATGCAAAGCGTTTGAACCCGGACTTCAAGAGCGGGGATGAGTATCTCCGCCAGAGGCAGAGCGAAGAAGGCTACTGAGCGGAGGAGCTGACCCATGGCCAAGTTCGTCGTCGTTGCCAAAGAAATGTTCACCGATCTTGTTCGCGCATTCGGTAAGGGTGGAAAGGAGTTCCGCACTCCACTTGAGACCCGTGTCGCAAAGGGCTTGAGGCGACACAACAAGACGAGAGACTTCGTGCATGAATCTTACATGTCCAGGACCGGTAAGCCGGTTCCTGAAAACAAAGTCGTGCTCAAGGCGGACTTCCTCGCTAATTTGGAGAGAGCAGTAGAGGAAAAGAAACGTGCCCAGACGAAGACTGAGCGTTTGTTCCCGCGCGAAAGACGAGAACAGCTAGGTCTTCCTAGCGGAGCTGAATTGCGGGCACAAAAGAAAAAGCCAAAGCTTCTACGAAGCAAGCTTGTCTTTAAGAAGGGCTACCAGATGAGGGATGAAATGGGCCGGCAGTCAAACCAAGAGGGCTACTGATATGCCGTTCAAGTCGAAGGCCCAGCAGGGCTACATGTTCGCGAAGATGCCGAAGACCGCTAAGAAGTGGGCGAAGGAAACTCCGAACATGAAGTCGCTCCCGAAGAAGGCACCCAAGAAGCGGAGCAAGTAATGGCCGCCAAGAAGAAGCGCTTCAAGTTCAAGGCAGTCCACAAGAACCCAGAGGGTGGGCTCAGTGAAGCTGGTCGGGAGGCGTACAACCGGGCGACCGGCGGCAACTTGAAGAGACCGCAGCCTGAGGGTGGCTCACGGCGCAACAGCTTCTGTGCTCGGATGAAGGGCATGAAGAAGCGGCTCACGAGCGCGAAGACTGCGAACGATCCGAACTCCCGCATCAACAAGAGCCTTCGGGCCTGGAACTGCTGACATGCCAAATCTACACGGACGCTACGACCGGCTGAGGATGCACGAAGAGGCCAATCAGCCTCATCCTGATCCATTGAAGCCGCCGACCAAGAAGCGGAAGCCACGGAACATGAAGGCCATGAAGGACCGCATGGCTGCGATCAAGCAGCGCATGATGGGCAAGGGCACCTGATGTCCGAGGTTCGCCGCACCAACCCCGAACGCTGGAAGGCCATCGTCTCTCGGTTCAAGGCGTCCTCGAAGGGCGGCGCTCCTGGCCAGTGGTCTGCCCGCAAAGCTCAGCTGGCGACCCAAGCCTACAAATCCAGTGGGGGTTCCTACGTCGGGCCCAAGAAGGCGGACAACAGTCTGTCGAAGTGGACCCGCCAGGAATGGACCACCAAATCGGGCAAGCCGTCGACGCAGGGGTCGCAGGCCACGGGTGAACGGTACCTGCCGAAGAAGGCGATTCAGTCGATGTCTTCGGAGGAGTACGCCCGGACGACGGCCGCGAAGCGAGCTGGACGTGCGGCTGGCAAGCAGTTCGTGAGTCAGCCGAAGGACATTGCGGAGAAGACCCGCAGATACAGGAAGTGATTCATGGCGAAGCGTCCGACGCTACCACCTGCTACACTTGGCAAGCCCTCCAAGAAATCGAAGTACTCCGAAGAGGAGGACGACGATGATGAAGAAGAGGGCGAATGTGGCTGTGGTGGCCACGAAGAGGAAGGGATCATGCTGAAGATCTCGATCCTTTTGCCTGATTCTCTTCAGCGAAAGGGCTAACCATGCCGAAGGTCAACGGAAAGAGCTTCCCCTACACGGTCGCGGGGAAGGCAGCTGCGAAGCGCGCTGCAAAGAAGACCGGCACGATGAAGAAGGTCGCGGCCACCAAGATGGTCCGCAAGAGCGGAGGTAAGGTCTAATGGCAAAGAAGAAGACGACCAGTTCCAAGGTGAAGGCCATGAGCACCAAGCGCAACGTGCGTGGCAAGATGGGCACTATCTCTGGCGCTCGTTCTCGCTCCGCCAACGCGGGTCTCCCCACCGGCGGTGGCAAGGGCTAAATGTCCCAACTCGACACCAGATTCCTAGCGGAACTGAGCGCCCGTGGTGTGATGTCCGAGGACGTCCCCACGGGCGGTCGAGCTTCTGCGGATCTGTTCCGGCGGGAAACGCCGGTGCCGCAGCGTCCGTATCCAGGACAGGCGGAACTGCTGCAGGATGAGTCGAAGCTGCTGGCTGGTGGCTCGAAGCGCATGGTCGGCAGGATGACCGAGGCGCTCAAGGGAATCATCGAGGGCAATCCGTACACGGAAACCTTCGGGGTGACGCGGGCTCCGATCGGGAACTTCGTGGATCCGTTCTTTCGGGTCGACGTGAAGCCTGACATGCCGTTCGAGTTCTCGTCGATCTACCCGGCGTTCGACGATCCGAAGCTCACGAGCAGGTTCTATGAACACGTCCAGAAGATCCTGTCGAGCAAGAAGTACGGAGCCACCGCTCCCGAGATCAAGCAGGCCGTCGATCTGTTGAACTCGTTCGGCGAGCCCTACCACGTTGTGCTGCAGACCGGCTTTGCGGCAGGCCCCCGGTATCACGCCAGCACCGTCAAGCAATCCTTCGTGTTGCCGCTTCTTCTTGAAGGCATGGGGACCGCGCCTGATACCGCTGAGATGAGCGTTCGTGGCAACGAGCGCTGGAAGAAAGACTCCGGTGTACGAGCTCGAAGCAACTACATCGAGTCGCTTCATGCAGAACTCGGTGTCGTGAAGGCTAAGGCGGGCAAGGTTTCTGGGCCGTTGCTCGCGGATGCGATCGGGATGTACTTGTCGCGGCTGGCTCCCTCGATCGGACTTCGCAAGGGTCGTGGGCCTACGGACATCCCGTTGACTCCCCGGCTGGACCCAAACATCCCGCTGGTCCAACAGGCGTTGAGGGCGGCTCGCAAGGACATCGGGGCCCGTGAGTCCGCCATGTTCCTGCAGATGACCGGCGAGGAGTTCCGGGCTCTGGACGCCGAAGGCCGCTACAAGGCAGTCGCCGACAACATCCGAAAGTTTTTGTCCCGCGACGAGGTCATGGCGGTTGCTCGAAACGCTGGGGGCAACCTGAAGGAATTGCCGCCGGAGAAGAGGCTGGTCCGCGTCCTCAAGTCCCTTGAAGAGATTCACGGGGCGGAGGCACGAGATAGGATCGTGCAGATGACGGCGGGTCGATCGGCTCCGGTGATCAGGCCGGGCGTTCAGCGTCGTGGTCCGGAGGCCGGCATTCCGTCGGAGACTCGACTGACCAAGAAGGTCGTTGAGGAGAAGATCCTGAAGCCGGCGGAAGCAGAGAAGATCATGAATCAGACTGCGAAGCGTCTGGGCATCACGCCGAAGAACCCGATGGCCGTGATGGCGATCGCGGCAGTGCTGTCGGCGGCGATGTTCGCGGGCATGGGAGAACGGGAGGTCGCATGAACCCGAAGACGAAGGAGACCATCGAGGACGGCGAGAGCGTGATCCGGTCGATGTTCTCGATCGACGGGGTGGCTGCGGCCATCCAGCGTTCCGGCTTCGATGTGGAGGAGGAGGTGTCGATGTACATCGATATCGCCCGCAACTCCCTGGAGGACAACACGAGGCTTGCCGCTCTGCAACGATTGAACAGGCGTGTACGAGAAGTTGCAGAAGTGAATGGCATGATCTCGACTGGATCTGTTAGAATGGTCTCCCATGAAGAAGATGGAACCCTCGTCGAACGCACCCGCTCAGAATCCCGCCTCCTCTCCCAAGTTCGCGGGCTTCCAATCCCAGGCAAGTCCTTCATCTCCTCTCGCGTCCTTCCCCCGGCCACGAGTGGTGGAGAAGCTCGACCAGGCGATGGGCATAATCCGTAACGAGGATCTCGCCCGCTGGGGTGCGTTTCTCATCGAGGATCTCGGAGTCATCGAGATCGATCGTGCCGTCGGTCAAGCTTCCCATTTCGGAGCATCGATTCGTCGCGAGCTCTGCGGTTCGGAGGGCATGCTCAACGAGAAGTGGGTCGAGGTGGCCTCCAGGGTTCTGCTTCATTCGCCTGGGGCGGCTGAACCCACGAACCTCCTCGGGACCCTCTGCCTTCTGGCCACGGCTGAACTCTTCATCTCAGGGGAAATCCATGCCTCAACCCGACATTGAACACCGGCTCGCGGAGATGCGCGAGTACTACCCGTCCGACGAGCACAACGTCCTGGACGAGGCGATCGAGATCATCAAGAGCCTGCGAGAGCAGGTCCGCCGCGTCACCTACCAGGAGCGGCTCAAGGACCACATTGCAGAGCTCAACCCGGACGCTCTCTTCATCGACAGCATGGACGAGGCCCTGGTCGGATACGCGGTTCAGTGGGGGTCTCCTCCGCTTGCCGTGTACGACTCCGAGCGCATCATCGAGATCCTGTCGAAGGACCTCGGTATCGAGGAGGCTCAGGAGTACTTCCAGTTCAACATCGAGTGCGCCTACGTCGGTCAGGGGACACCGCTGATCCTGTACCGGCCCCAGGAAGACTGATGGAAATCAAGAGGATCCAGACCCGGGCCGAAGGCAACGGAAACTACCCGTTGCCGCCGGACTACGACGATCTCACGGTGGAAGGTCAGAGGCAGGCGCGTGTGAATGCGTGTCGGCAGTGGCTGCTCCATGAGGACGACATTGCGGCCAGGGGCGAGAATCTCGTGGCTTCGGTGTGGTGGTTCGATCGGTACTACCTGTGGCCGGACGACGAGGTCGACTTCAACCCGCTGTTCTACGATGACACGCCGCTGGAGACTCCGGACTTCCACTGGGTTCTGCTGCGGCAGTGGGCCGCGTACCGTTTGACGGCGGCTGTGGCCCCTCGTGGTTCCGCGAAGTCCTACCTGAACTGCAAGGACATGCTGCTGCGGCTGATCACGCGGCCTGCATATTCATTCGTTTATGCAACGTCGACGCACCCGAACGCGCGTGAGGTCGGAGAGCGAATCAAGCGCCAGCTGATTCACAACCAGCGGATCAACGACGACTTCTCTCCGGAGTACGACGGCAACCGCATCGTGCCCCGTCGCGGCGAAGGTTCGTTCAGCACCGAGCACATGATCCTGAACAACGGATCGTGGCTGAGGCTTTTGAGCGCGTCATCGAAGCAGCGTGGTGGCCGTCCACGTCGATACCGCCTCGATGACCCTGAGTACGATCCGAAGAGCTCGACACCGATGTCGGTGCTCCGGGCGTACATGTCCGAGCTCCTGTTCAAGATCGTGATCCCGATGGTCACGCGCCCAGACACCGGAGTCGATTGGGTCGGTACGTTCGTGTCGAAACGCCATTATCTGTGGCATGCCATGCAGTTGGAGGACACGCCGGAGGGACAGAAGGCGAAGGATCCCCGGTTCAACCGGTGGTCCCGTCTCGTGATCCCTGCGGCTATCGAGGAGAACGGCTCCATGATGTCGTGCTGGCCGGACATGTGGCCAACGACCCGTGAAGAGCGCATGAAACTAGCTGTTACGCGCCCGCGATTCAAGGAGGCCCTGTCGCTGGAGGAGATCCGCGAGACGATCGGCTCCGCCAACTTCGCCTCCGAGTACCTGGCGTCCCCCGGAGACGGCGAAGGCGCGTTCTTCGGGGACCTCGACGACGTGAAGCACGGCTGGTGGTTCGAGGAGATCGACGACCGTCTCGACCAACCGCTCGCCACGACCACGTACATCTGCTGGCACGAGCGTCGCGGCGACGAACTCAACCTGCAGCGGATGCCGTTGCCCGAGTTCCTCCGCAGCTATGTCCGCACGTTCATCACCGCCGACACCTCGCACACGTCGGGCAAGGACTCCGACTTCAAGGTCTGCTGCCTGATGGCCGTGTCCCCCCAGAACGACCTGTTCGTCCTCGACCTCTGGGCCCGTCAGGGCCAGGAGTCCGAACTGGTGCGGGCGATCTTCGAGATGGCCGACCGCTGGAAATGTCCGACGGTTCATCCGGAATCGATCCGTCAGGGCGTCTCACTCTACAACGCGCTCTCCTCGATCGTTTCGACCCGCGCCAATGACATGGCCGGCGTCGAGCACCTACCCAAGATCGTCAAGCTGAACCCGGGCATCTCCGAGAAGCAGGACAAGATCGCCGGGCTCCAGTTCCGCTTCGAGCACGGCAAGATCAAGTTGCCGCTGTGGCGACGTGACCAGTTGCCGTGGCGTCACCTCTTCGACCAGATCGAGTCGTTCAACCCCGAAGCCCAGGACGGCGGCTTGGAGAAGGACGACTGCTTGGATGCGGTCGCCATGTCCCAGTTCATCCTGAAGGGCCGGCTCTCGAAGGCCGGGCCGGCCGCAGCCCAGAAGACCCTGTTCGAGCGCCTCCGAGACGGCGACTTCGTAGAGAGCGGAGTCCACATCGGCGAAGGTCTAGACATCAACCAGTTGTCCGCAAGCCAGATCAACGAGATCCTCGATGCACGAACCCCAGATCCACGACCGACCGGGCGCTCCAAGATCTGAATCCAGAGTACCCCAGGGCCTCTTCGAGGTCATGGCCCGCTGGTACTTCGGCGGTTCCGTGGAGAAAGAACCCCCACTGAATCGTGGGGCGGATCAGGAGGTCACAGTTTCCGATGCTTGGATGGGGATTCTCTGCCTGTCCTACTTCGGCAATGGCCCACGCCACCCGACCGCGGGGATCAGTGGGGGTTCCCCATACGCTGCCGACCTCCCGAACAAGGAGACGGTGACCCAGTATGCTCAGGTGAGAAACCAGGTCCAGATGGTGCCAGGCGGGTTTGCAGCCCGGAAAGCGCAGGCAAGGAATGGCAAACGACAAGATCAAGCTGACCAAGGATCCGATGGCGCTGGCCCGGATCATCGACGAGCACTGCGAACGGGAGACCAACCGACTGGCGTACCGCAGGGCGACGTGGCTGGTGGCCCTGTACTACCTGATGGGGGCCCGTCAGTTTGACGTGTTCGATCCCGAGAGCGGGACGGTGCGCTACTCGTACCTGGACGAGCAGGACCGGCTGGACTTCCAGTCGTCCGAGTTGCTCAGTGCCGTGGACAAGATCTCGGGCCGGCTGAGCAGCTTGGACTTCAGGCCGCTCGTGATGCGGGTTGGGTCGTCGTTGAGCTCGATCCGGCAGCGGTCGATCGCCCAGATCATGCTGGATCAGGTGGTCTCGGATCATCAGTTGCAGCGGGTGGTCCCTCAGTTCAACCACATCTTCGCGCTTCTGGGTTCCTGCGGAATCACGGGCCACATGGTGAATCACCCGACGATCGGCATGACGGCTGATCTGGAGGTGGTGCACCCGATGGAGTTGTTCCCGTTCCCGAGTTTGACGGCGGACTACACCAAGCAGCGCGGGTTGTTGAGACAGCGCGTGGTGTCGATGGACTTCCTGAAGGACACTTTCGGGCCGAAGGTGTCGCGCAACAAGGAGCGGATGGAGTTCTATACGATCAAGCCGGGCGAGACCTTCGAGCAGCAGAACGCCAACGAGTACACCCTTGGATCCCAGGTGGTCTACTCGGACCAGAAGGTCGTCGGGCACGATCAGGAAGCCGATTCGATGCAAGTTGTTCGGGTCCGTGAACTGTGGCTGAAGGGCCCTCGGGACACGGTGACCCGGTACGTGGTGACCAGCGGAGAATACGTGATCCACGATGAGGATCTGGAGGGGCGGGAGGTCTACTGCCCGATCGGGTTCGCGCGGTTCATGGAGAACGGTTCGTTCCACGGAGCCGGCGTCTTCGACCTGCTGTTCCCGCTGTGCCGGGAAGCCGAACGGTTGCAGAAGTCGCTGTTCAACAACATCAGGGACATCGACAAGTACGGTGTGCTGGTGTTGCCGCACGGATCGTTCAACGCGAACACGATGCTGCGGGACGTCGGACAGGGGCTGCGGGTGTTCCCGTGGGAACCGGATCCGATCAGCGAAGGCTTCCGACCGTTCAACATTACGCCGTACAACTCGGGTGACGTGCCCGGGCGCGTGAGCGCGTTCGCGGTCCAGCAGATCGACCGGCTCAACCCGATCCGAGATCTGATCGCGGAGAAGGGCCGGGTGGACTCGGCGACCGGTCTGCAGTTCCTGGATGAGCAGGTCAATCGGGCCATGAACACCCCGACGGCGGGAGTGCAGCAGGCGTGGGGTGATTGCTACCGGTCGGTCCTGGCGGGCACGGTGCGCGAGGTCGTGTTCAGCCCGAAGACGTTCACGGTCGACCAGTTGACGCTGGATCTGGCCGGCGTGGTGGTTGATCCGGAGACGATGGCGGTCAGCTTCGAGCAGAACCCGCTGCCGTCGCTGAGCCAGCTGTCGTTCAAGATCAAGGACATCAACCCGAGGAGCAAGGTGGCCCGCAAGCAGGAGGCCCTCCAGCTACAGCAGCAGTTCCAGATCGACCCGGACACCTTCATGCTGTTCGCGCTGAAGGAGGGTCTGGACTTTGCGATGTGGACCGACGAGCACCAGTCGGCCTACGAGTCCGTGGTCCGCAACTGCCTGCTTCTCTACGGCGACGGCAAGGCTCCTGGTCAGCTGGTGTTGACGCCCCAGACCTCGAAGCCCGAGATGCAGATCCGGGTGCTCAACTCGTTCATGGCTTCCCCGACGATGGCGGTTGCGTCGGCGGAGGTACAGAATGCATTCATTGAGTACCACAAGACCATGCTCGGATTCATGGGACTTGTGCTCCCCAATGCCCTTCCCAATCCTGACGATGTGGCTATGCTGGGGCGACTGGACCAGCAGATGGCCCAGCTGCAGGGGCTCCAGCAGGGGGCACCGGCTCCGCAGCCCGGAATGGTGCCCCAGATGCAAGGGATGTAAATGGCAGACATCGACCTTTCAACGAAGATCACGCTTGAGGACGGCACCGAGGTTTCCATCGGGGATCTCGTGCAGAGCCGCAAGGATCTGGCGGAGGCCATCGAGATCAACGACACGCTGCAGGGCGACCTGAAGCGCGTCGGCACTTTGTTCCGCGCCGATGCTTCGGCTGATGAGCGCGAGGATGCGACCCGCAACATCCTGGCGGACCTCGGGTACGAGGACGAGCAGATCGATCAGTACCTCGGCGCAGTCCGATCCAGGATGCAGCAGTCGGCCCAGGAACCGGAGCCTGAAGAGGACCTTCCCGAGTTCCCCGATGACGATGAAGACGAGATTGAAGAGATCGATCTCCCCGACCTGGAAGATGACACCGATCCCAGTGGGGGTTCACAAGAGGACACCATGAGCAACGAACAGATTCTCCGGCAGGAACTTGAGGCACAGCGGGCTGAACTTCACAAGATGCGCGTGAGGGAACTCCGCGAGAACCTCAACTCCCAGCTGGACCGAGTGTTGGAAAAGAACGCTGATTTCCAGAGACTTCTGGAAAGCGCCAAGTCAACCCGTGGCGATGAAGGTCTTCAACAGGCCAAGCAGACCTTGCGGTCCCAGCTTGAGCAGAGGGCCATCGAACGGATGCAGGCGCGACGGGCCACCGCTGGAACCTTCGAGGACACATGGATGTCCGAGGAGGTCGAGAAGGCGGTGGAACCCGTGGTCAGCACATTTCGGTCGGTAATCGGAGACATTGACCGTTTGGGTCGGTCTTCGGAAACGGTCACCGGACTCGACGCGCAGGAGATTCTGCGCTCTAAGCCAGTTCCCGAGCCTGAGTACAAGCCTGGTGCATCCCTGAGTGACATTGAGTCCCAGGTCAAGAACTTCGCATCAGACACGATCAAGCGGGCATTGGCATCGTCTCCAGGTGAATCCGCAATCTGATCTGAAGGAAACAAGTCATGCCTTTCGCAACAACCGGGTCGATCTTCGACCGTCAGTCAAACCGCATTCAGGAAGTCCTCAACAAGTCGATGCGCGTGTTCCTCGCCGGTCTCGATCCGGTGTGGCGCGAAAACGTCGTCACCAGCCAGGGCGTCGGCAACTCCGGCGATCTCGGCCGCGACCTCAAGATCACCAAGCTCTTCATGGGCAGCCTCACTGGCGTGATCGAAGCTGGTCAAGGCTTTGGCGATAGGGATCTCTACGGTGATCTCACCGACGCCCTGGGCCCTTCGATGCACACCCAGCAGGCGAATCAGGCTTACCCAAGCCCGCTTGAAGGTCCGAACGCCACGGCGTATCGCCTCGCGATCCCGATGCGTTCGCTCGTCACCAACCTGATGATCACCCTCGGTGAGAAGCAGGCCGACGCGACCCCGGCGCTCATTGATCAGGTGATCGCTCCGAAGCTGACGGCATTCGCGCGCAACATGTCGCACACGCTGTGCAACTACTGGTACCTCTCGCAGAACGACTCATACAAGCTCTGCACCGTTACCAACGCGAGCACCGCGCAGATCGGTAGCACCGGCAAGTATCGCATCACGTTCGAGCCCTCGAACTACGCTGTTCACCGCTTCAGCCGTGGCCAGCGCGTTGACTTGCTCTGGAACTCTAGCGCGGCCTCGGGCGCGGTTACTGGTATGCGTCTCAACGACACAGCTGACCAGTTGGTGTCGAATACGCTTACGCTTACCGAGTCGAACCGGGGTACTCGCATTCAACTTCTTGTTGAGAGCGTGGACCCCCTCACCAACAAGGTTGTTCTTGTTCTGGACGGCAACCCGACCTCTGTTCTTCGCAACGACTCGACCTCGGCAGGCGCCATCTCGGCTATCACCGAACTCAACAGCAACTGCGATGTCGTGTATGCCAATAGCCACCTGCTCAACAACCAGGGTGGTACGGCTTTCACGGGTATCGCGGGCATCAACAGCTGGCTCAAGAACGGTGCTGAAACCGCGACGAACGCCACTCGTCTGCTTGGCAACGAGGCAGATAGCTCCGACTTCATCGATGTTGCGGAGCGTCCGGAGTTCAAGAGCTTCAAGTACAACGTCAACGGCGTTCTCACCGAGTACAACCTGAAGCGTTACCTCCAGCGCGTCCACTCGGCGTTCGAGCCACTCGGTCACACCATCGACACGCTCGTTGCGTCCGAAGGTGTGTGGAGCGCGTACGAGTCGCAGAAGATCGGCCAGTACCGAATCGACCGCACCAATCGTGTTGCGTCGATCACGAGCGAAGGCCAGCAGGAAGGCTTCACCTTCAGCTTCGAGGGCCACTCGTACAAGGGTTACACCTCGCGGTTTGTTGAGGCTGGCACGATGTATGGCATCAAGCTCGGCGGCAAGAACTGGAAGAAGTACGTCCCACCGAGCCCAGCGGGCATGTCCAAGATGACCCAGGCGGACGCTTACGTTCCGTTCGAGTTCGTCGCGGGCGCCATCACCGGCACTTCGACCAACCAGCTCCCGGTCTACACGACTCCGAGCACCGGCGGAACCAACCTGGTCACTCAGGCAAGCCAGATGCCGGGTCGCATCCGCATGCAGCTGGTTCCTGATCAGGTCAACGGCATGAAGCTCACGGGCATCACCGAAGACCGCGTCTACATGAACTCGGACAACATTGTCTGATTCGTACTGACGGAAACGGTACAATGGGGCCACCTCGTAAATGGGGTGGCCCCTATTCTTTGGAGTGTTGCATGACGATGTCTGACGACGAGATCACCGTAGCCCTGCTGATGGGCACGGAGATGACACCCGAAAGGTTTGAGCTGATTCCCACGTGCCCGTGGCTGGAGAGCCTGCGGCGGAAGACGGGGTTGGACAACCTCTTCGTGTACCGCCATCGGAAGACCAAAAAGTTCGGGCTGGCTCAGTGGGCGGTGAAGCCAAAGGTGTTCGGGCAGGGGGTCGCGGCTGCAACCGAGATCTGCCTCTTCTCGGGGCCTCCAGGGGACCACCCGGCAGATCTGCCGGAGATGGACTGGCTGATGTGGCGCTGCAAGCCGGAGCACGAGATGGTCGACGAGATGCGGAAGAACCGGTACCAGAAGATCAGCGACCGGCAGAGTGCGCTGATGGACCGAAAGGCCGTGCTGGACGACATGGAGAAGGTGCTTCGTAAACGTAAACTGGACGAGGCTGCGGACAAACTGAGTCTTGAGGACGTCCCGGACGACGGGCCGGAACTGGACCAGATGCGGGAGCTGCTGCGCTGGGCCATGAACGAGAAGATCATTTCCACGGGCTGAACCATGCATTCGACCGGATCCATCATCAAGACGTACTGCGAGAAGGTTCGCCACTACTTGGATGATCCCGACCTTGACGCGAAGTATGACGACAACTACTTGGTGCGGTTCTTCATGTCGAGCGCGATGACCGACGTGGTCTCGCGGGTCTCCATGATGTCAGACGCACAGGTCGTGGTTCCGCTGACGATCACGGTTGCCGCGAACACCCAGTACTACCGGTTGCCTCCGATGGTGCGCCAGGTTCTTCGGGTGGGCATCGTCAATGAGTCAACGGGCGTGTTCATCGAGGACTACCACCCTCGGAGCGAGTTCAACGTGTACGGCCCAGGCTGGTCGATCGAGGGCAACCTGATCTCGTTCAAGCCCTACCCGACCGAGGCCAAGACGTACACCATCTTGTACGTTCCGTCAGGTGACGTCGCCGCTCACTACGTCTCCGGAACGACGGGGACTTTGAATGCGAACGGGACATTCACATTGCCATCTAGTGGCTTCTTGGGCTCCCTCGATAAGCGCGAGAACGCCTACGTGGGCTGCTACTTGCGGATCTTTGGGGCCAATGTCACGGACGAGTGCACGATCTCGGCGTACAACGCGACCACCAGAGTGGCCACGCTGCGGACTGCCGCCACGAACGCGGCTGGCTCTTACAGTTACGAGGTGGTTCCGTTCGTGATGGAGCCGATGGTTGATGCAGTCTCGTTGAGCGCGGCGATGCGGGCTGGCGTTGGTCGAAAGATCTCGCAGGGCCAACAGCAATCATTGGCGTTCGCGTACCGCCAAGCCATCAAGACCGCGCATGACACCTTGGGCAACATGAACTCCCGCACTGGAAAGCGATTCAGTGGGGGTACCGTCGACAACATGAACCTCTTCGTGTTCTGATGAACAACGACGAACTTCTCAACACCGCCAACCGGGAGTTCGAGCAGATTCTCCCTGTGTTCTCGCAAGCGTTCACGCAACGCATGACGAGCGGGTTTCAGATTGTCACGTTGGCTCCTGGCCTTAAGTTCGTAGACCCCACCAGTTACTCTGCGCCTGGTTCTGCCCCGAATCAAACGGGTCCGTCGTTGCCAGCGCAGTTCTTCATGCCTGGGGGCAACGGCTTTGGGGACACGTCGTTCGCGTTCTTCAACGTCGTCGGCAACCCTGCAACGACCGCCATCTCTCCAACCGCGAACCCAGGCTCTGTTCCGCCGGTGGGCCCAGAGGAGAAACTGCGGTACTCCTGTGTCTCCGGTCGTTGTCTTCAAGACCCCAACGGCTTGTTCTTGGGTATCGACGAGTGCTTGGCCGATGGCTGTGGTGCTTTTAGTGGGGGCGGCCTTGATGGCAGTGGGGGTTGCGACTGTGGATTCGGGCCTTCTCACACAGTTTTCAAAGCTCGGATCACAGGGATTACTTGTTCAGAAGCAGGGCTTACCAGTGTTGATTGTGCGGGAACCTTTTGGACTTATGCGTGGGTAGAAATCTTAGTTGCCTCTTCTAGCCAAACAGCTAGATCTTCTACTTTGTCCACGTATGACGCATACAATGTTTACGAGTGTTCAATACCTAACAACGGTGGCAACACTGTCCCAGCGGGCACCATTGTTGGCCGTAAAAGAATCCGCGACAATTCTGTAATCCCAATGTTCTTGGATGCAGATGGGCGTCCTTGGTTCCACATGGAAAACCCTTTGACTGTGACTTGCGATGCCTAACGGAATCATTGCTTCTGGTTGCTGTTGTACTCCGGCAGTTGATAACTGTCCAAAGTGGATGGGAACAACTTACCTTGTTGACAACATTGGTGGTTCTTATGCAGCGACTTGGAGAAGAAGGATTGACCAACCCGGTTGCTCGTGCGTTCAAGGAGAAGCGGAAGCTTTCCCGCTAGAGGTTTCTGTTTCTATCTCTTATGCCCAACTTACACCTGCGGTTGTCAACCTTGTAAAACGGTGTTGCAATCCAGGTGCTGTTTGTAGTTGTTGTTGTTACAGGGCAACAGGGACTTTAGAAGTTTCTTGGACTGTGACACGTCAAACTTATGCAAGTTATTGTGATCAATGTGATCCGGAATCTACATTGATCGGGTCAGCCTCTGCAGAAGGGGTTACAGTAACTAGTTTTTGTTTAGACATATTTCCTTATGGAGCAACACCGAGCGGGTGTAATTGGACAGGAACAACCGCTCAAGGGTGGATTCACCGTTTGTCTATCTGTGGGTTTCCCCTTACTGGCGATTTGGATTTCAGGGTGGATTATCGAGATCCTGAAGGAAACACGCTGGGTTGCGGTAGCTTCTACCAGTACCCGCCTGTAGGTGCTTACTGTCGAGGAGCTACAATTTCTTATGCCTCTAACTATGACCCTTTAAATCAGATTTCAGGATCTGGGGGATTTTTAGGTTGGTGTTACGAAATTGAAGACGAATGCGGTGAGACCTTAAATATTGAGCCGGGTTGTTTAAGCACAATAGGTTGTCTTCCTTGTGTGGATGACGACTCTGTA